AAACTCGTGCAGAGGCTGTCGAAGCAACTTTAACATCTTCTATTTCTAATGAGAAATCTCGTGCAGAGGCCGCTGAAACCGTTTTATCAAATACTATTGCTACTGTTTCTGGAGTTGCTTCCAATGCTGCTACTGCTGTTGCTACTGAAAAATCCCGCGCAGAGGCTGTCGAAGCAACTTTAACATCTTCTATTGCTTCTGAAAAATCTCGTGCAGAGGCTGCCGAAGCAACTTTAACATCTTCTATTGCTTCTGAAAAATCTCGTGCAGAAGCTGTTGAAGCAACTTTAACATCTTCTATTGCTTCTGAAAAATCTCGTGCAGAGGCTGCCGAAGCAACTTTAACATCTTCTATTACTAATGAGAAAACTCGTGCAGAAGCTGTTGAAGCAACTTTAACATCTTCTATTGCTAATGAGAAAACTCGTGCAGAGGCTGTCGAAGGGATTTTGAGAACCGACGTTAATGCTGCCACTGCTACTGCTTCTAGTGCTGCTTCTAGTGCTTCTGCTTCCGCTACATCTGTTACTAACGAGGCGACTCGTGCTATCGCGGCTGAAACAGATTTACGATCTAGAATTGATGAACTATATACCTTTTTTGGTCAAACATACGAAAATGTATATGATTACAATCGTCGCTCTTAGTAATATTTATAGTAAATAACATGTAAATTTTTTGAAATTTATAATAATATAATAATTATTTATCATATGTAAATAATTATTTTATACCATAATATTAAAAAACATGTCGCAAACATTGAAATTACTTGGAGCTACTTTAAATAGTTCATCACCATCTGTTGCAGATTTTAGTAATTTTTCAAAATTCATAATTTCTACATCAAATGATAGTGACGCTGCTGCATCTAATAGTTCCGTAGATGCAAAAATAACTACCGCTATTTCTAATGCTACCCCATCAATAAACAATCCAACATTATCCGGGACAGTTACTCTTTCTAGTTTAAATACATCAGGTATATTACACAATGATTCAAATGGTGTTATTACAAGTTCAAAAATCAAATCAGGCGATATAGATACTGGTTCTATTTTATATACTCATTTGGATGCGACCGTTACAAGTGCTTTCAATAAAGCACTTACTACATCTAATTCTACACCAACATCAACATCAGGAATATTAGGTGATATAATTGTAGTGCCATCTACCAACAGTCTTTATATATGCACGGTTTCTGCGGTAGATAGTTCAGGAGCTGTATGGAAAGTTGTTCAACTATCTAGTATATAGTTAATAAACACCATCTAAATAATCATTATTATTTATAAAAATTATTATTTTATAGTATAATAGTAAAACGGATGTCTCAAATATTGAATTTAATCGGAGCTACTTTAAATAGTTCTACATCTGCTGCAGATTTTAGAAATTTTACAAAATTTAAGATTACTGCTGCAAGTGATAGTAATGCAATGGCGCGTAACGATTTTGTAGATGCCAAAATTCAAAACAATGTAAATGCCGCTTTTTCGTCTCTTAATCCTTCAAGAAATAATCCGACTTTTACAAATATTAAAATTCCAAGTTTAAATACACCAGGTGTATTACATAATAACTCGAATGGTGTTATTACAAGTTCGAAAGTAACCGCGGATAAAATAGACACAGCAGTTGTTTCATTAAATCATTTTGATACAAGTATTACTAATGTCTTTTTAAAAAAAATCGTTATAGATGGATCTATACCATCATCCACTTCAGGAACAAAAGGTGACATGATTGTATCATCAGGATACTTACATATATGTCTTACGAGTGATACGAATGGAGCAGGAGCTATATGGAAGAAAGTTATATTGAATGATAATGCAGAGTTAAATAATTTTAATATTCCTGCATTATTTTATGGTTCATCCACATATACTATCATTCCTCCTACATCAAAAAGTGGTGGTGAATTTAGTTATTCAGTTAGTAATACTAACATTGCTACAGTATATAACAAAATGTCACCATATAGTATAACAATTCCATCAGTTCCACCATTACCTAAACTTTCTGTAACAAATTTTCCTGCACTTGGTTCATTATCACATTGGGAAATGAATATAAGATTCAATGCAACTGGTGCTTCAGATACATGGCGCGGTATTATTGGTGACATGTATAACGATATTAATGTCAGAGGATGGGGTCTTTGGATATCTAATGCTAATCGTTTAGTTTTTAGTTGGAATGAACCAACTTGGGGAACAGCAATTACAGTTTCATTAAATAAAAACTATATTCTTAAAATAACACGAACACCGTCATCTATGACTATGGAATTAACAAATATAAGTGAAACACCAAATACACAACAAACTGATACAAATAACTCAATGAGCACATATGTGATGAGCACAAATGGCCCTGTTACTATAGGCGGATGGATAAATCATCAAGGAGAAAAATTTATAGGAACAATTTCATATGTTAATGTTAATGACTTAATCTCGTCGTATATAAATATTGTTAATGTCGGAACAACAACAATAACCGCAACACAAGCTGCCTATGGAAACTTTACGAGTAATACTATATCAACTACATTAGTCATTAATCCAACTCTGCCAATATTAAGTAATTTTACTATAGTATCTAATGAAACACCATTATCCCAACCTTTTCAACTTAAACCCCCAACATCAACAAGTTCTGGTGCTTTTACATACTCTGTTCCTCAAGGCAATGGCGTTGTTACAATAAATGGAAATACTGTCACTGTTATAGGAGCAGGAACTGTAACTATAACAGCAACACAAGCGGCATCAGGAGATTACTCTAGTGGTAGTATAACAACTTCGCTAACTATTATAATACCCGCATTAAGTAATTTTATTATGCCCGCAAGTAAAACAGATATATCACAACCATTCACGCTTACACCCCCGACATCACCAAGTTCTGGTGCTTTTACATACTCGGTTCCTCAAGGCAATAGCATTGTTATAATAAATGAAAATACTGTAACACCTATTGGTCAAGGCACAATAACAGTAACAGCAACTCAAGCGGCATCAGGAAATTATTTATCTAACTCTATAACGGCTACATTAATTATTATTTCTTCTACACCAGTATTAAGTAATTTTAACATTCCCACATTATACCACGGTTCATCAGCATATACTATCATTCCTCCTACATCAAATAGTGACGGTGAATTTAGTTATTCAGTTAGTAATACTAACATTGCTACAGTATATAAAAAAATGTCACCATATACTATAACAAATCCATCATTACCTTCACTAAATGTAACAAATTTTCCTGCACTTGGATTAATGTCTAATTGGGAAATGAATATAAGATTCAATGCAACTGGTGCTTCAGATACATGGCGCGGTATTATTGGTGATATGTATAATAATAGTAACAGTAGAGGATGGGGTCTTTGGATATCTAATGCTAATCGTTTATTTTTTAGTTGGAATGGACCAACTTGGGGAACAGCAATTACAGTTTCATTAAATAAAAACTATATTCTTAAAATAACACGAACACCGTCATCTATGACTATGGAATTAACAAATATAAGTGAAACACCAAATACACAACAAACTGATACAAATAACTCAATGAGCACATATGTGATGAGCACAAATGGCCCTGTTACTATAGGCGGATGGATAAATTATCAAGGAGAAAATTTTATAGGAACAATTTCATATGTTAATGTTAATGACTTACTCTCACCGCTTATAAATATTGTTAATGTCGGAACAACAACAATAACCGCAACACAAGCTGCCTATGGAAACTTTACGAGTAATACTATATCAACTACATTAGTCGTTAATCCAAATATTCCAATATTAAGTAATTTTACTATAGTATCTAATAAAACACCATTATCCCAACCTTTTCAACTTACATCCCCAACATCACCAAGTTCCGGTGCTTTTACATACTCGGTTCCTCAAGGCAATGGCGTTGTTACAATAAATGGAAATACCGTGACCGTCATAGGAGAGGGAACTGTAACAGTAACAGCAACTCAAGCGGCATCAGGAAATTACACATCTAATACTATAACGGCTACATTAATTATTATTTCTTCTACGCCAGTGTTAAGTAATTTTAACATTCCTGCATTGGACTATGGTTCATCCGCATATACTATAACTCCTCCTTCATCAAATAGTTCTGGAGATTTTACATATTCTATACAAGATAGTTCTATTGCTACTTTAGGTGGTGGATATTGTTTATCATTTGATGGAGACAACGATTTTGTAACATTTGGTCTTAAACAAGAGTATCTAATATCATCAGCTATAACTATGGAGTGCTTTTTTAAAACTAATATAAATCCTCCTCTTAAAAGTGCTTCAACACTTCTTTCTAGATATGAAACAGGTGGATATAATACTGGTGCAAGTTATTCTATCGGACTTTCATCTTTAGGGAATGTTTATATTACAATAACAGGTGAAAGAAGCGTAGATAACTGGTTCTCTATTTCATCGCCTAATTCATATGCGGATAAAAATTGGCATAGTATGGCAGCTACATATAATAGTTCCACGGGATATTTAGCATTATATATAGATGGTATATTAGTGAATTCGGATACTAAACCGTATTTTGGTCTTATATCCACAAATAATATTATGCCGTTAATAATGGGTAATGATAGTTCTGGATCATACTTCGGAGCAAGCGATAGACAGTTTAATGGATGTATTGCTGGTATGCGTTTATGGAATGTAGCACGTTCGGCATCACAAGTTTATGCCGGTATTAACACATATAACAAAGTGCTTACTAGCACCTCAGGGTTGGTAGGTTACTGGAAACTTAATCAAAATTCAGGAACTATAGTAAATGATTCATCGGGAAATAATAATAATGGAACACTAGTAAATTTCGCATTAAGTGGTTCAAGTAACTGGGATAATTCTTTTATAGGTGAAACTACGATAAATCCCGTAACAATAGGGACGACAACAATAACAGCAACACAGGCAGCGTATGAAGATTATTTATCATCTACAGATATATCTACAACTATAGTTATTAATACGGCTATACCTATTTTGAGTAATTTTACTGTTCCATCTAATATAACAGAAGCATCGGATCAGTTTACACTTATACCCCCATCATCAATAAGTCCTGGAGCTTTTACATATACTGCATCACCTGCAAATATTGTTAATATAACAGATAATATAGTTAAACCAGTTGCACCTGGAACAGTAACTATAACAGCATCACAAGCTTCTTATCTAGGTTATTCTGAAGCTAGTATAGCAGTTACTTTTGTTGTTATAAAAGTTGTTCCTTTACTAAGTAATTTTAACCTTCCAATACAACATAATGATAAAGTGGTTAAAACAATATATAATTTCACACCACCAACTTCAGATATTGATGGAGTATTCTCGTATACTATAAATGATAACTCTATAGCAGATATAACTAGTATTAATAGTTTAACATTTAATGGTAGTTCTCATATATCATGTGGTTATAATGACAATTATGGTATTATATTTTCAATATCAGTAGAGTATTGGTTTAAAACATCATATTCTGCGTCGACGCAGGTTATTGTATCAAAAACGAGACACCCTTTCTCAGGATATAGAGATAAAGAAAGTTTTTCTACAGGGTTAATAACCGGAGGGAAAATTTACTTTTATGTTGTTGGAAATAACAACATTGGTTCCCCAAATACTTTTACATTATATGGTAATAATTATTATGCAGATAATAATTGGCATAGCGTTTCTGTAACATATAATAGTTATTCAAAATATATGGCAATATATGTAGATGGAATATTAGATAATTCTGGTTATAATAATGTTTTTCCTAATATATCTAATGGAATAATGAGTACTCATTCTCATAATGCTCCTCTACAAATTGGTTGGGATGGAGAAACGTATCCTTCAGATACTCATTTTAGAGGAGAATTATCCAAAATACGTTTATGGGCACGTGACTTATCGAATTGGGAAGTTTACTCTATTTATAATACATATAACATTCTTCCTGGTAATACATCAGAATTACGCGCATATTTTAAATTAAATGAGTTATCAGGAACAATTGCATATGATTCATCAAGTAGACAAAACACAGGAGGAACATTGATACAATGTTCTTTTACTAATAACAGAAATACTACAAATATATTGAATGTAAAAAATATAGGAACAACCATAGTAACCGCTAAACAAGAGGAATATGGAATTTATAAATCCAATACTATAACTACTACGTTAACTGTAATAAATTTTCTTACTAATTTTACTGTTCCAGATAATAAAACATCATTATCAGAACCTTTCCAACTTACACCTCCGACATCAAATAGTAATGGCCAGTTTACGTATTCTGTTCCTCAAGACAACGGTGTTGTTACAATAAATGGAAATACTGTGACACCTATTGCTGCAGGCATGGTAACAGTAACAGCAACACAAGCGGCATCCGGAAATTACTCATCTCATTTCACAACAGCTTTATTAACTATTAATTAACTATTAATCATTATGAACTAACATCAAGATAATTTTATACTTGCAAGTATATAATATTCTTTAACCATATATAGTAAAATATAGTATAATAAAAATATATTATATTTTATAAAATTGAAAAGTATTAAATATAATTATATATAATAATAGAAACGCCAAAAACAACCATGTCGTCGACCACCAGAGAATACTTCCAAAACTCAGAATACTATCCTCACCATTACACCCCGATGATAAATGTTCCAACTACAAACAGACTCCCAAGTCATGGGGAGCTTGTTGCCTCTGTCGAGTTGTTAATAGCCCATATTACGCAATTCTCAACCCGCCTCGATCGTATTGAATCACGTATCAACGACTGGGTAAATCTAGGATTAGCTGAGCGTATGATAAATGCCGAACAAGGTATTGGTGTTCTTAAAACGTTTCATAATGAACATGATACAAAAATAGCAGCGACGAATATAGAACTAGATTATGCTTTCGATTCGATAAAATACGCGAATGAGCGTATGGTAGAAAATGAAAAAATTATGGATAGAGTATCAGATATTCTGGAAGATCACCAGTCTAAGCTCCGCCATGCAAAACAACGTTCGCGCGATCTCGCCAAAAAATATGCCGAGATCGGTATCCTGCGTAGGCGCATATCCAAGATGGAGGAATTTAATACTGAATTTACCGAATGTTTTGAAACACCGTCGCAGCTTAGGGGTATAATTTCACAAACGAGTGAACAAACGGAGGAATGTGATAGGACGCTGACATATATGGTGCGGTATGGGTGTGGTGGTGGGTGCACCCAGTCTATATTTTCGCGTGCGGATGATATAGAGGATACATATATGAGTAAATGCGAAGATGAAGTGGAGGCGTTTAAAAATGTAGAAGAATATTTTGCAAAATATGAGGAGACAGAATGCGAATGTGCGGGTGCGGGTGCTGGTGCTGGTGCTGGTGTTGGTGCGGTTAATGAAGAAGTAGTGGACAATGGCATCAAAAAAGACAATGCAGACGACGACGACGACGACGACTATGATGAATTTGAAAAATTGTAAGAAAAATATTGTTATGTGATTGAAAAACAAATCATAAATGAATAAATATTTCATTTTTTACTAATTCTTTGAATATTTTTTGAGTAGCATTTACAATAAATTAAATTTAAAAATTATTTATTATAATATTATATAATAAATAAAATACTCATTCCCTCTCTACATGAATACAACTCCATTGGTGTTATATTCTAGATTATTGCTGACAGGGGCTGCTGGTAATTTAGGACGCATTTTGCGCCCTCGAATTAAACACTACTGTCAAACTCTAAGAGTCAGCGATATTGCCCATCTTGATGATGCTAAAACAGACGAAGAGGTTATGAATGTTGCTCTACAAGACGCGCAAGAAGTCGATAAATTACTTGAAGGTGTTGATGGCGTGGTGCATTTGGGTGGAATATCTACTGATCGTCCATTTGACGAAATATTGCCAGCCAATATTGTTGGAATTTATAACTTATATGAGGCTGCTCGCAAACATAGGACACGCCGCATTATATTCGCAAGTTCAAACCATGTAACAGGTTTTTACAAACAAAACGAAACTATTACACCAGCTATGCCCGTGCGTCCTGACAGTTACTATGGGGTGAGCAAAGCTTTTGGTGAAAACATCGCACGTTTATACTTTGACCGCCATGGTATAGAAACCGTGTGTTTACGCATTGGCTCGTGCTACGCTGAACCGAAAGACCGTCGCATGCTTTCCACTTGGTTAAGTTATGACGACCTCGAACGATTAGTAGTCGCAAGTTTGAGTTCACCTGTAGTTAACTTTAGTGTGATTTATGGCATGTCAGATAATCGTGTAGTATGGTGGGACAATGATTCAGCAAAACATATATGTTTTCATCCCAAAGACACTTCAGCTTTATTCAAAACCGATGTGGAATCACGTCAAACCTTACTTGATTTGAACGACCATGCTATTATTTATCAAGGTGGCGATTGGTGTAAAAACACACCTATCTAAAGAATTTGCTCATATTAAAATAGAAGGTAATATAATAGACTAGACTAAACTATACTAAACTGCGCTACACCGCACTACAAATTATACCCTATTTTTTATCGAGGAAGTCGATAGCGGCAATAAGAATTTCTTCTTGTTCTGATAATTTTTGGAAGATGAGAACTTTATCGAATTTTACGATAATGGGACGTCTATATGTATTACGGCATACTAGACATGCACCATCATTATTTAAAAAGGTATTTACAAGAATGGCGCCTTTCGTGAGTTTAATTTCGGCTGTTTCCGCATTTAAAGGGATCCATCGTATATATCGTCCTACTTGCAAATCGTTTAGTTCATTAACATATCGATAACTTTTAAGACGTGTATGTAAATCTTTTAATTCTTTTCCTGAAAGTTGTAATTTTTGAAGAATATCATTTTTCTCTTTTTTTATTTTCGAGGATGTTAATCCTGAAACACCTGTATTATTTTCATTATCAAGCGCATTAAGCAAATCTGCAACATTTATACTCATTTGTGTATATGTGATAAAATAATATGCTATAATATTATCTTTGATTTATTCTACAATACGTATACATGTATTATAGAATTTTATTTAAATAGTTAGTATAATTACTAAAAATATCTAATATATCCAATATGTCTGGTTATTTAAAAAATACAAAAGATCCCCCGAAAACACATAATTTACATCGAAAAAAAACCATAAAACAAGAACCCCCATTTTTGGGACATAAAATGAATTCTCATGGCGGCGAATTTCCAAAACATCCCCCGAAAACACACATCCTTGTTTTATGAAAAACATCCTCCCCCAGTTTATACCCATCTTTTACGAAATTATTGCGATCATTGCATCCACTGCATAATGCTCTTAAATATAAATAAATAAAAATAGTATTCAAATCATAAAGGTAACCCCGCGAAAATGGCAGGGCGGATGCCGAATAAGTGATGATGTATGAAAATTTCAACTCTCTACCCCCATTTTCAGAAAATGGACATTTATAAATGTCCATTTTTCAAAAACCAGATCTAGATTTAAAAAAAACGATGAAAACGTCACTCAGAGCATAATGCTCTAAATTTATTTTTTAAGTTGAAAATTTTGTTACGATAACTTTTTTAAAAAATTATATATTATATGAAAAGGGTTTAGGCGTTTTTTATATTACCATATATAAATGGACTTGGGTAATCACGAAATCGCCAAAAAAACGCCACTTTTTGTGTGCAAAAAGTGTGACTTTAAATGCTGTAAAAAAAGTGAATATGATAGACATGTCGAGACGATGAAGCATAAAATGGTAATCAATGGTAACAAAAAAACGCCAGAACATGAAAAACAAACCTTTATCTGCATATGTGGTAATAATTACAAGTATCGTCCAGGACTAGCAAGGCATAAGCGAATATGTGTTGCGATCAAAACGAATGAGTCAACTTTTTTAACCAAAGAAGACGATTCTAATACCACAAGTCATGATGATGATTACGATACCACCAATGATAACGTTTTAGAAACTAAAATTAAAGAAAAAATAGACTCTGCAACAGATAAAGAGTTGAAGGATTTAGTTAAGGACTTAATCAAACAGAATAGCGAACTTATGAAGACCATAAATGATATAATACCGAAAATAGGTAATACAACAAATAATAATACAAATAATAATACAACTAATAATTTTAATCTGAATGTATTTTTGAATGAGCAGTGCAAAGATGCTTTAAATATATCAGATTTTATAGATTCGCTTAAAATAACATTGGAGGATTTAATCTTTTCAAAAACCAATGGTATATCGCGTGGTATAACTGATGTTATGATAAAAGGACTCAGAGAGTTAGATATTCATAAAAGGCCTATTCATTGCACAGATATAAAACGTGATATCATGTATATAAAAAACGAAGACAAGTGGCATAAAGATGAGAATCACGAGATGATGAAAAACACGATTATAAAAATCGCAGATAAGGAGCGGACGGCATTACAAAAATGGGCGATTGATAATCCAGACTGGATGGAAACAGAAAGAAAACAAATCGAATACTTGACAATGATGCGATCTATATGTGAACCGATTGAAAACTATACCAATTATGAAAGAAAAATAATAAAAAATCTCGGAAAAGAAATACTAATAGATAAAAAGAATTAGGGTGTAAGTAGTTAGTTGGTTAGTTGGTTAGTTGGTTAGTTAGTTAGTTAGTTGGTTAGTTAGTTAGTTAAAAAATATATAAAAGTAAAATTAATAATATATGTAAAGTATAAAAGAAGATTATATAAAATACTGTCCATTTTCCATCCAAATGGTGTTTGAGAATTTCACATATTATAATATTTTTGATAATATTACTAAACCACCAGTAGATGAGTTAGTATATCAGAGGATGCAGGAGACCTCAAATGTAATGAAGCGAACAGATAGTGGCGATTTATATTATGATACGGTATATAGTCCGCGTTTACCATATACGACGATTAAATCATATGACGAATATGTAAGGTATAATGATGTAATAATACACCATAAGATGTTAAATGATAAGAAGGAGATGAAAGAGAGTGGTGTGATATTTTTTCTACGAGAGATGTTTTGTTGTAGGTGATATATTGTTGTTTAATGAGTGTTGTAGTTATTATTGAGAAAACTACTTAAAAACAACAATATATATTTTATTTAGCGCCTATTTGAGCCTTTTACCATGAAGACCATGAGCATCCGCCTCCTAAAACAGCGTTAGCTGCCATTGGTTCCATATACATATCGTCCATACCCTGTGAAGCGCCACCTGCCATAGAATTTGCCGGATTTGAATACATGGGTGCTTGTTGAGCGGGAATATTACCTCCATAATTGGGCATAGGGTTTTGCATTACAGGACCTTGAATAGGTAAGGGTGCAGGGGTAGCATATTGCTGAGACATTTGTTGTCCACCACCGCCGCCGCCACCACCACCACCGCCGGATGCTGCAGCAGAGGCAGCGCCACCACCGTTACCTGGTTTTTTCTTACCTTTTCCATTTTTAGCATTGATATCTATTAATTCTATATCATCGCTAAACATATTAAAAGGTTTTGGAACTATTCCTAATTTTTTAGCAATAATATCATCAATTGTGAACCAATCGTCGAATCTTCGGAGTAGAACCCTTGTTCTATCTCTAAATCCTCCATGAGATATAAGCATGAATAATATAAAAATAATAATAATGGTAGTTAAATTAATTGTTTCGTAATATTTACCACTGTATGTAGGTATATAGTTAATAATTCTATCGATAAAAAATATACCTACAATCATAAACATCATTTCGATAAATGTAACAATAAATATATATAGTGATGCATCATTTTCATTTACAGTCGGGAAATATTTCTTTGTAAAATAAACAAATAGTATAACAGGTATGATGGACAACATTGAATATTGAACAATATTCATAAGATCTTCTTGTTTAAATTTTGATAATTTAAAAACATATGTAAAAAATCCTTGATTAGTAATTGGTTTTACAGTATCATCATCCATTTTGTATATGAATTATATTAAGAAATTAAATAAAATAATACAAAATAATACAAAATACAAAATAATACAAAATACAAAATAATAGAAATAATATAAAATAATATAACAATAAAGATACTAAAGATATATAATGAAATAAATAAAATACAACAATAATGTTGAAGAGACTTGCTAAAGGTAATATGAAATGTAATTATATGAAACATATTGAAAATATATGCGAGGAATATGAGGAACATGAGGAGTATCAGTATCTAAATCTTATTAATGATATTTTAGAATATGGAACTATGGAAATGGGTCGTAATGGAATGACTAAATCTATTTTCGGTGCTTCTATGGTATTCACACTAGATAATGGAAAAATACCCATATTAACAACAAAACGAACTGCATGGAAGACTTGTTTTAAGGAGTTACTATGGTTTATTAAAGGAGATACAAGTAATGTGAATCTTCAAGAACAAGGAGTGCATATATGGGATGGTAATGGATCACGTGAATTTTTAGATAGTAGAGGATTATATGAAAATAGAGAAGGCGATTTGGGACCTGTATATGGACACCAGTGGAGGCATTTTAATGCGCCATATACGGGATGTAATGTTGACTATAGTGGGAAAGGCGTCGATCAGCTTCAGCAAATAATAGATACACTTAAGAATCCTGATCCTATGGCTAGAACAAGTAGACGAATGGTATTAAGTGCATGGAATCCATGTCAACTAGATGAGATGGCTCTCCCTCCGTGTCATGTGCTAATGCAATTTAATGTAACAGATGGGAATAAGCTATCTTGTGCGCTATATCAGAGGAGTGGGGATGTAGGATTGGGTGTTCCATTCAATATAGCGAGTTATTCAGCATTGACTCATATAATTGCAAAACATTGTGGACTTATTGCACATGAGTTTGTATACCATTTGGGGAATGCGCATATATATGAAGAACATATTGGAGCATTGAAAGAGCAAATGAAGCGGAAGCCATATGAATTTCCAAGACTTGAAATATATGAGACGGATGAGAACCGTGAGAAAATAGATAATTACCATATTGAGGATATTAAATTAATAAACTACAAAAACCATGAGTCAATTGTTATGAAAATGGTTGCATAGCGTGCGAGCGTAAGATATTTGTAAAAGTTTAGGAAATATTGTAATATTGGAATATTGTAATATATGTAATATTTATATAAAAATATCACGAATATTAATTAAATGTTTGCGTATAAAAGGGTTTAAAATACTATTCATAAGAAATATATACGATTAGTAATATGAGTAATAGTGCTTCGATATCTGCAGCAAAAAAGAGACGAGGAGGTATGCCGCCACCAATGACTGGAGGACCGGGAGGACCCGGACAACAAATGAGTTTACCGCCAGGACTACCTCCAAATTTTCGTCAACTTCCTCCACAAATTCAGCAACAATTATTTCAGCAACTTCAGCAAAGGGCGGCTGCGGCTGCGGCCATGCCACCTAAACCAGCAACAGCACCACAGCAATCATCTATGCCACCACCACCATTACAAACGCGAAACCCGTCGGGTGGAATAAATAACGGTAACAGTAATAGTGCTACTATAAATGTGCCTGGACCATATACGGTAAATCCTGTTATACATAATAGGGCTATGGCGGAGGTGAATGGTATTCATATTCGCGATTTGCCGATTAGTGCAGCGGGATTGCCGTGTTTGCCATCAGGTGCAGCACTTCCACCAAATGTATTGTTTAAGCTACATCACGATGAGTTGTTGAATACGGATGCAATATTAAATGAGCATTCAAATAAGATACAAATGTTGTCGAATCGTCTCGATAAAGCAGAAAGGATGCAGGGAGTGAGTGGAGGCGTGAGCAGTAATAAAAGCGAACAATCAAATATTTCCCACGATGATATAATTAACAATACGGATTTTATAGCAAAACTTCTGGATAATATATTAACAAATACAAATTTATCTGATATAATTAATCAAATAGAGCCTCTTCAGAAGGAAAATGAATCTCTTAGAAGTCTATTAAATTCGCAACAAACTACATTGAATGAATTATCGGGGCTTGTAATGAAACTTATATCTAATGGACTACCATCATATACAACTGGAAGTGATAATTGCGAGGGTGGTGGTGGTGGTGATCTTGAAAAAAATGAATATGAAGAACATGGTGAACCTAACGAACATGACGAAATCGTTCAAGTCGATATTGCATCGAGTGTATATAGTCCATATATAACAAACGATGAAAATGACAGTCGTAACAATAGTCACAACAACGCCAATAATAGTGTAGCAGGAAATGATGGAGGTAATTATAATGGAATGAATTATGATATGAGCGAAGGTGATGGTGGTATATGTAGCGTATCACTTGATAACTTAGAAGAGGTGCATGATTGAGAGATTAAGAATAAAATATGGTATGGTATAATATAAATTCTACAAATAGATTTTATATTATATTATTAAATTTGGGTAACAATGAGTATAATTATGTAAAAATTAGTATAAAAATAAAGTAGTAAAAATAAATATATACATACATTCATACATCCATGAAAGAAGTTATAGCTATTATCGTATTTTGTGTTGTTTTATTTATATATTTGCACGTTTGTTTCCATTTGAAAAAGGTAGATGATTTGGAAATATATGAAATATGTCAACCATCAAAGGATAAATTAGAAGAGGTATGCGATTTGAGGCAACCGGTTGTGACCGAATTTATCAACGATAATTTAACAAATAGTTGTAACTTTAATAATATAAAGGCAAATTATAGTGCACATGATATAAAAATAAGAAATATAAAAGAATATGACGATGAAACAGAATTATATGTTCCTTTAGCGATAAACGAATCTGTAGAATTATTTAAAAAAGACAAAGATTCAAAGTATATTAGCGAACACAATTCTGATTTTTTAGAAGAATCCGGATTAATTAAATATTATAGAAACGGAGATATGTTTCTTAGACCATCTATGGTATCATCATGTTCGTATGATATATTATTCGCATCTTTAAATGCAGAAACGCCCCTTAGATATGATTTGAATTATCGTAATTATTTTATAGTTACACATGGCAAAGTGATAATAAGATTACTACCTCCAAAATCAACAAAGTATTTATATGCTGTAAACGATTATGATAATTTCGAATTTATGTCACCAGTAAATGCTTGGAATGTTCAGACACAATATCGTGCTGATTTTGATAAATTAAGAACAGTAGACGTTACGCTAATACCTGGACAAATGATACATATACCTGCATATTGGTGGTATAGTATAAAATTTGTAAAATCGAATACATCATTGTGTGTATTTAAGTATAAGACTTATATGAATACGCTATCAATAAGTAATCATTTAGTAATGTCGTTATTACAGAGACAAAATACGAAACGCGTTATTGCGAAAAAGATGAAAATAATGGACAAAGTGGAAATAATGGAAACATCGGAAACAATCGAACATAATGGCAATAGCGTTACTGAAAATAGTAAGAGAGAAGTAATTGTAGATATAATAGATGAAGGCGTGAATAACGAGGCGAAGAGAGAGTAAAAGAGAGAGGCGAATATAGTATAATATTATACTGTCGATGAGACGATGAGTGCATGTTCTAAAAGCCGAATAAAATTGGAAAGATTAATATCTGATTTTTTGCAAAGAATAGACATAAATATATCGCGGAATGGTTCGGGCATTTTAAGTAAATATTTAGGTTTTACATATTTGTCTGTAGTAAAATAATCCAGAGGATAATGCGAGTAATAGTTGTAACATGTTTTAAAAATGATAATAGATGAAAATATAAACGCGATTGACCATAAATCATATTGTTTATTATTTGTATTCCATATATAATCATCGTCTATCATCGATATATTTTGTGTTTCAGGACAACAGAATGGTTTTGTGCCGCCTGTTCCTGCAGATAAACCATGTAGTCCTGATAATCCGAAGTCGATTATATATGGTGTGTTTGTATTTTTTTCAATTAGAATATTATCGGGTTTTATATCTCCGTGAACTAAATCATGTGTGTGCATAAATAGTATAGACTTTGATATAGTAATACACAATTGTATATGTTTTTCTATATCGGTATATCTATTATCGCGTAGATCAATCCATTTATGTAGTGCTATTGTATTTTTAATACGCGGTTGAACACTAAAATGCATAGATTTTTTTTTATGACTTCTGTCGAGTTTTACATAATATGGGAGAACTATATTATGTGGGTGTATTATTCCGGAACCGATGCGTAACATTACTTCCAATTCAGAATTAAATATTTCTGGATTATTATCTACTTTAATAATGAAATTTTGTGTTTCAAAAACACCATAACGTGTATTTTTATTAATTAAATCATTTGCATATATTTTGATAGGAGAAAGAGATGATAAAAAAAATGTATTAGTGTATAAAATTCCCATAATAATTTTTTCAAACTCGTCATAAATAAATGGATCTAATCTATTTTTAAAATTAGTATATTCTTGTTGTTTCATATAATAAGATTCACATTGTGATACATATTGTGATACATATTTTTCATTTCTATTTTCTTTATTATTTTCATATACAATTGTATCTATGATATTTATATCAATAATAGATGCAATAACATTTTCATTTAATGATGAAGGTGTTTCATATGGTATATCAGGTTGTATAAAAATCGCACAATCATTGGTTGGAGAGTTGGTTGTAGAAGAATCTGAAGAGGAGGAGGAGGAGGAAGAGGAGGAAGAGGAGGAGGAAGAGGAAGAGGAAGAGGAAGAGGAGGAGGAAGAGGAAGAGGAGGAGGAGGAGGAGGAAGAGGAAGGTGGGATAATAATATTTTGTATAGTTGTAGTAATTATTGGTTTTAATAATTTTGATGAATCAGAATGACAGCTTGTAATCGATGTGTTTAAATTATGCATAGAAGTTTCTGAATATATTAATGGTTTATTTGTGTTAATAATGTCAGTTTTATTATTAGGATATATATTTTTTTTAAAAATATCTATTTTATTTTTAAAAAATGATGATATATTTTGTATTATATCAGGAAAAACTGGGTTTTCAAAAAACATATTGATAATAAAATAATTATTTGAATATAAGCGGATATTACTTGTATTGTGCTACTATAACATATAATAATGTTTTTATGTTTATATAATATATATAATTTTATCCAAAAGTAGATTCTTCGCAGAATTCTATATATAAGAAACCATCTTCATCACGATTTTCTTTATAAATATCACCTATGGGTGTAGTGATAGGGAATAGTTTATTATTGATAAAGAAGAATAGGGCGATTACAGGTTCGATTTTAACTTTATCTCGTAATATTTTAATGAATTGTCCCATTGTAATATCATAAGGAACAAGATATTTAACTTTATGGGAAGATGCTATATATGTATTATAGCTTGCAGAAGAGGATGACATTTCTACAATAACAGGTATACGATCGGGGTAAAGTGTTGTCATTTTAGTTGATTTTTGAAGTCGTTCTTCAAAAGTCGTTGTTTTTTTATAGACTGAAGATGAAGATTTTGGAGGCATACGTTATGTTTATTATTACTACTACTATGTAAATATAAATATATAAATATATTTATGTCGTATGTTGTATATATATTATACAATATATATTATATAGTATATATTATACAGTATATATTATACAATATATATATTATACAGTATATATTATACAATATATATTATACAGTATATATTATACAATACTATCAAATAACAATAAAAAAATTAAATAGAAGACTTGTCAATAGTAAATACAAGATCATCATAACGATTTTTATTTTTTCTTAAGTCATAAGGTTTTACAAACTTTTTCAAATGTTGTGGAACTTCTCTATACAAAATGGGCCACCAGTCAATAGACTGAACATCCTCTATAATTAATATACCATCATCGGTCATAACTTTTGAGTATAATCTTATAAATGTTTTCATACTTTCCAATGTATGTGGACCGTCATCTAACATGAAATCAAATTTTAAATTTTTTTTCAAAATATTTTCATTGAAAAATTTCTCATCATATGCGTTAGTGCTAGTAAATAAAACAACTCTTGGATCGTTTACAAGTTCATCAAGGACGCGATGTATGGGGATAATATCTAATGCGTAAATTTTTGCGTTTTTGAAATAATCTTTCCATAGTTTTATACTACCCCCATTTTTCACTCTATAATCACCGATACCTATTTCTAATATATTTTTTGCAGTATCTTTCTTAGAAGATAATAATGTTTCATATAATTCTAAATATGAATGATCTGTATTCTTATCTGTTTCGGCATCATCTACTAAACTAAGTAAACTCATTATATATTATAATATGTTATAATATGTTATAATATGTTATAATATGTTATAATATATAATATAACGCAAATTAAAATTTTATAATATCTTGTGATAAAAATATTTTATTAAATGAGTTATCACGTATTTCATTTATTTTTTTTAATTTAGAATTTAAATAACATCCTAATATTCTTTCAAATGCACATGAATGTTCTTTCGTATTTGAATGTAAGTCAAATAATTTATCTTGAAACATATTATTTATGAATAAATTATTACAGCAAAAACTGTTCCATAAAACAATTGGATCGTTATTCCATTTTTTCATTTGTATAGATTCTAATAAACTATTAATCAACATTAAACCTTTATTACTCCAACATAAATTTCCACATATTAATTTAAATGCTATAGCGTTTGGTATAGCTGCATCCAATGAGGATAAATCAAGTTTATTATTTAAAAAAATAGTTCCTTGTATAAAAATATATTTATCAGAACGAAAATATTGTAATGCAAGTTTATACGCACCTATTTCAAACCGATGAAATTGTGAGTTATTAGTCAATATAAAAAATTTTAATGATTTTGCTATTTCGATCCATTTATTATTTAATGAATTATTATCAACGACAATAATTGTTTCATTTGTATAAACACATCTTAATTGTTTTAAACATTTTATTAATTCGTTATAATTTTTGATATCATTATTTATATATACAGCTACTATGATAATCACGTCTTTTATATAAACAGGGGTATTATTTTCCATAACTATAATATTATTAAATATTATTAAATATTATTAATATTATTAAATATTATTAATATTATTAATATTAATAATATTTTACAATTACAGAATTTTTATATATTTTATATAATATCACACATTATCATGTATTTTTAATCAACATAAATAATTTTTCTGTATCTTGTTGATATTGTATTTTTAATTTATTTAAAATTCTAAGAAGAATATATTTATGATTTCCTTTAATGAATTGAATACTTTTTTCTATTTTCTTGATACATTCGTTTAATGTATGCATGGAATGAATATAGCGAGGTATATTTTTTACTGATTTTTTATTATCATTTTTATCGATTGATGATGTTGGTGTCGGTATTAGTATAGAATCATAGTTGTTTTGTTTTTCTAAAAGATGTTTAATATCATAAAATAGTGCACTATAGTGTTGTCTTAGATGTAAGCGTGCAATAATCATCTGTTTATAAAGACTGTATTCTTCATTATAAAGGTTTAATTTTCTGAATATATTATCAAGATGTGCATATGAATATCTTTGTGAATATTTAATATTTTGAATAATTATTTGGATATGAGGGGAAATAACAATAGTTGGAACGGGCACAGGCACATGCACATGCATAGGTGCCGATGTTTGCACCGGTGCCATTGTTGATGTGTGTATCGTTGTCGACACACGAATAGGTGCCGATGTTTGCACAGGAATAGGTGCCGATGTTTGCACAGGAATAGGTGCCGATGTTTGCACACGAATAGGTGCCGATGTTTGCACACGAATAGGTGCCGATGTTTGCACAGGAATAGGTGCCGATGTTTGCACATGAATAGGTGCCGATGTTTGCACACGAATAGGTGCAGATGTTTGCACAGGAATAGGTGCAGATGTTTGCACATGAATAGGTGCCGATGTTTGCACACGAATAGGTGCCGATGTTTGCACATGAATAGGTGCCGATGTTTGCACACGAATAGGTGCCGATGTTTGCACATGAATAGGTGCAGATGTTTGCACAGGAATAGGTGCCGATGTTTGCACAGGAATAGGTGCCGATGTTTGCACAGGAATAGGTGCAGATGTTTGCACACGAATAGGTGCCGATGTTTGCACACGCATAGGTGCCGATGTTTGCACACGAATAGGTGCAGATGTTTGCACATGAATAGGTGCCGATGTTTGCACACGAATAGGTGCCGATGTTTGCACACGAATAGGTGCCGATGTTTGCACATGAATAGGTGCCGATGTTTGCACACGAATAGGTGCCGATGTTGTTGATGGGTGTATCGTTGTCGACACACTAGATGATGGCATAGAGGTTGAAATCGGAGGAGTGGTTATAATATTTATATTTTTTTTCCTACAGTAAATATTTTTATTTGAATTATCGCTAGTCCACAACCATTCAGCTTTAAGACTTATACCCTCGCGCTCATGTTGAAATATTTGAAAACTATTATTTTGATAATTTTCACCAAAAGATGCAGCCATATTCCAGTCACTATCATCATAATCAAATGTAAACCAGTTAGGAGGAGGAGGTGCATTATTTACACTCTTCGAAAAATCCTTACACTTCCATTCCTTATATTTCGTATAATCTTTACCCTCATTAAAGTCCATAACAAATCCATTCAAAAACCCCGAAAATTGCCCACCAATTCCATTAAAAGCAATTATTTTCGGACTTTCATTATCGATCACTGGATAAAACTTCTTTGTAGCATTCCACCCTGGATGTCCTTGTTCCCAGTTCTCTTCTATATTTACTTCAGTATTCGCTTGTTCGATATATTTATCATCTACATATAAATAATAGTCGCATTCACATGCAATATGTATTGGATATTTTATACTTTTATTTGGTATAAGTTGAACAGGAATGGCATCTACTTGTATTGGTATATATGTATAAAATAACCCAATAAATAACAATGTATTTAAAAATAAGGTATTATTCTTGTTAGATGTCATTTCTATACTTATAACATATATTTTATTTCTTTTATATCAATTTATAATTTTGTATAACATGAAAATATTATTAACTAATAAATATCATTAACTATTAAATATGAAAATTAATATAAAAATATTTTTCACGTTAATATATACATAACCAATAAGAAAAAAAATGAAACATATACAAAAAGAAAAATTACCTGTAATTAATAATAAAACACAAATAATAGATACCGATATATTTGATAATGTTGTAATAAATGAACTATTGGAAAAATATAAACATAGAACTGTTATAAATTCAAAATATATTTTTGAAAAAAAAATAGGTAGTGGCAGCTTTGGAACTATATATAGAGGAAAAAATATTATTTCAAATGAGAAAGTAGCTATTAAATTTGAAGCAACAACTGCAAATACATTAACTCTATTATGGGAATCAAAATTATTAAATTATTTGTCGGGTGTAATGGGTGTTCCAAAATTGCGATACTTTGGCACAGAAGCTAATAAAAATATAATTGTAATGGATTTATATTCGCATAATTTGTATGAAGAAATAAAAAAAATAAAAAGTAACAATACTGATATTATTGTTGAAAAAACTGAAAAAACCGAAATAGATGAATCAAATTCAGACTCTGATTTAAGTAATAGAAACAATACACCTGAAAGTGATTCATTAAATGATAAAATAAATAAATATATTGTTGAATCAACAATGCATAACTTAAATCCGAATTATATAGAAATGAATCAATCAAATAAAATAGTTGAAGATAACGAATCGAATGAAAAAAATAAACCATTAACACCATTAACACCATTAAAACCATTAACAATGTATGAAGATATTATACATGAATATTATTATAAACTTGAAAATGTTAAAAAAAACATATTAAATATCAAATGTAAACTGTTTGATAATCTAAGTGAGGAGGTTAAAAATAATGATATCATAAGTCAGTTAAATAAAGAGTTGGAAGTTTTGAATAATGTTGAAAAAGATATATATAAAGATATAAATAATATTAAATCTAAAATTATAAATCATACTTCTAGTGATGTAAATAATGTAAATAACGTAAATAATATTTTAAAGAATAATGAATATTCTGCGGATATAAATACAACTAGCGAAATTTTTGAAGAAAATATAGTTGTGTCTCTCGACAATAATATTCATAAAAATAAAAATAATATTATTGTAAAAGAAATTACAAAATATTGTATTATGATTTTACAAGTTATTAATAAAATACATGATATTGGTATAGTGCATCGTGATATTAAACCTGAAAATTTTATGATAGGTTTATCTAATACAGTAGATGGAGGTATAGAAAAAAAATTATATATTATAGACTTTGGTATTTCATCATTTTATATAAAGAATGATAAACATATTATAAATAATAAAGGTGGTGTGGTTGGGACACCATTATTCATGAGTAGACATATTCACGAGGAAAATACCTATTCACGTCGTGATGATATAATTTCAATATTATATGTTATTATTTATTTAATAAAAGATACACTACCATGGAATGGATATAATTTAGCAGCATATGATAAAAAAGTAATAACTACATCTGAAGAATTATGTGCAGGAATACCACATATTTTTCAAAAATTGTTAGATTATGCTTATAGTTTAAATTTTGAAGAAAAACCCGATTATTCATATATGATACGACAGTGTAAAATGTTAATTAAAACATTATAAGATTTGAATATAAGATTTGAAATATAATATAATAAATAAATTCAAAATATACTTAAAGCCACCACATATATTATAGTATCGACACATAATAATGAGTTCTGAGAGTTCTTCTGTTACATCTGCCCCTGTTCGTCTTACTGGGCGCGTGAAGTGGTTCAATAACAAGACAGGTTTTGGGTTTATTTCGGTTGTTGGCGGTGACGACCAGTTCAAAGATGCTAGCGAGATCTTTGTTCACCACTCAGCGGTTACTGTAAGTCAGGAGCAATACCGTTATTTGGTAGAAGGTGAGTATGTGGAGTTTGTAGTAGTGAGCACCGATTCTGGAACTCATAAGTTTCAGGCTGGGGATGTTCGCGGTGTAAAGGGAGGCAAGTTGTTTTGCGAGACACGTCATGAGCATCGTGCATCGCAGGAGAATAATGCAAGTGGCGAGAAGAGTGAGAGGGGTAGGACTCAATTGCGCGGTGGTGGCGGCGGTGTTCGTGGTGGGCGTGGAGGTTATAACGGGGGTGGTGGCGCTGAACGCGGTGCAGGACGCAGTGGTTATAACGGTGGTGGTGAGCGCAGCAGTGGACGTGGAGGTCATAGTAGTCGTGGTGGCAGTGGCAGTCGTGGCGAGTGGATGCTGGTTCGTCAAAGTCATCAGGAACATAATGACTCGCATAGTTCAGAACGCAATCATAGGGAAGGACAGTCTGCTGAGAAGCGTCCTACCTTTGTTCGCGCTGCATCGACTACACAGTCTTCCGCAGTGGCAGTAACCGCTGATGAACCTGAAACACCTCGTTCAGCTCCGGCAAAGAAGCCTCGTCAATCTAAGCCAACCGCTTAAATAATTTCCGCCAATGCCAATGCCAATCCAAAAATCTAAAATCCCAAAAAATATATACATATAAAAGCTATTAATTTGTTATTATCATAAATATAACAAATTAATTCATTGTTTACTATTACTATCTTTATTTTTTTTTAGTTAAAGACTGTCTTCTAAGTTTTTGTTTTTTTGATAAATATTTACTTCTTTTTATAAGGGAATATTTTTGTCCAGGAAATCTTAAAAGACGTGGATGCTTTTTGCATGTAAAATTACTATGACGAATACCTTTGCGACGAAATATAGTATCGTTACAAATAGCAATAGCACGTGATTCGTTTTCATCATTAGAATCAGTATTAGATTCTATATTGTCGTCATCATTATTTTTAACCTTTTTAATACACTTACATAATTTTTCCGCGAGTATTTTTTCGGCTTTATTTTTTATTTGTTTAGATGTATCGGAAGAATTAATGGGTATATTATAATAATTTAAAATTTTTATGTAGTCATTTTTTTTTAAAACACCCATCAATAATTACAGTTATATTAAAGTTATATTAAAATTAGATAATATTTTTAATATAACTTTAATATAACTTTTTATATAAAAATATATATAAAAATATATATAAAAATATATATAAAAATATATATTTTTAAATGCCTAAATTAATAAAAAACATAAAAAAAAAAGTTGTTGTTTTTGATTTAGATGAAACTCTTGGATATTTCGGTGAGTTTGGCAGATTTTGTATATTATTAGACGAATATTATAAAAATGACGATAAAGCATATAGTATATTTAATCAGCTAATGGATTTATATCCTGAGTTCATTAGACCTAATATGCTTAGTGTTTTAAAATTTTTATTACAAAAAAAGAAAGAAAATAAATGTCAAGCGATTATGATTTATACAAACAATAATGGAGAAAGAAAATGGGTTGAACATATTAAGGGTTATTTTGAGCATAAATTAAATTCAAAAATATTTGACCAGATTATATCTGCTTTTAAAATAAATGGTGTAATTATAGAAATAAATAGAACAAGTCATGATAAATGTATCGATGATTTTTTCAGATGCACTAAACTACCGTCGGAAATAGAAATATGTTTTGTCGATGATATATTTCATCCAAAAATGGGACATGATAATGTATATTACATCCACGTAAAAGAATACAAATATATTTTACCATCAGATGAATTAATAAATAGATTTTTAAATTCACCTCTTTCAAATGATATAGAAAGTAAAGAAGATTTCAGAAAATTTTCAAAATCAAGACTAAAATATAATGTATTAGAAAAAAGCACACATGAGCATGATATAGATGTTATTGTTAGTAAAAAAATGTTAGAACATATAAAAGAATTTTTTAATAAAGATGAACCGAAATTAGAATACAAAGATTTTAAGCATCTATCTAAATCATTCAAAAAGCATACAAAATATGGTGGTGGTGGTGGTAATAATAAAACACTTAAAAAAAATAAATTTTACCATACATAGTTTAAAACTAAAACCATGAAATAGTTGAATAACATTACATACTTTCTCTAAGTTTCGATGCAACTACAATCTCAAGTGCACGCTGATGCTTCTTAGTCTTTTTGTGACTGTTCATATTAAATAACTGAACATCGCATCCACATTCGCAAATGATCTTTGTTTTCGCTTTCTCTAGAATTTCATCCCTCCTTTTTTGGTAATAATCCTTATTATAATTTTTAATTTTATCTCCTTGTTCTTTATTGTATTTCTTCTGATATTCTAATTTTCTCTCCCTATTTTTGTAGTAGTATCCACTCTTTCTTTCACCTCCTTCTGCACTTGCATCGTTCTCATCACTATCACCACCAACATCAACATCAACATGAGATGAATCATCAATCACCGGTAATTCTCTCTTTTCTTTTTTGTGCGTATCTATTGAAATTGTATTATTTATAATGTTGATGTTGTTGTCATTGTTATTGTTGTTCGCATCGTTGTTCACATCATCGTTTGCATTTTTGATAGAAGCAAACAAATTGATTCGCATATGCTTCACTTTGACAGATTTGACAGATTTGACAGAATTGGTAGATACAGATGCCATCTCAACAATGATGTGTTATTTAGGTTCTGTATACAATTAATATGCATAATTTCGTTTCAATTTTTTATGTCTTGAAATACATAATTTCAATATAAAACTGTTACAGTTTAGTATAAGACCTGCAACAGAATTTGTCAAGTTTTCCTAAAAATATCGCATTCGTTTCTTTATGTCTCGTCATTACTTCATCGGTAAGTGTAACATCTGTAACAAGAATCTTTTTTTTACCTTGCAACCAATATGTATATGGAGGACTTTTTATAGTTGTTCTATTAGCGTTAGCGTTAGCGTTAGTGTTAGCGTTAGCGTTAGCAATATTCATTCTAATTTTATGCTCTGTTTGATTTCCCATTCTGGATGCTTGAACTTCTTCAGAAAACCACCCATAGTATCGGATTTCATCACATCTTTTAACAATAAAACTATCGGCAATTTGTTGTTGTGTTTCTAAGACTTTATCTAAAAGACTACGTGCATTATCGATTTCAGACATAGATGTATACGTATACATAGACATAGGCAAAATAATATACAATTGTTTTTCGTAATATATTTATTTCTATTATTCATAAATTATTTTCAATTTTATTTTAAATTAAAAATTAAAAATAATTCTAAATATGCGACTATCTACATACATCACCTCACCTCATCTCACCTCATCTCACTTCATCTATGATAACGTCTCTTTGTGTTTCTACGTGATGTGGACTTACGATGTTTATGCGATTTATGTATCATGCGTCTTCGCCGCGTGCGTCTACGGGTTCGACTTCGTATTCGTCTTCCACCACCACCACCTACCATGCTTTCACCTTTAATAGGCGATTTATTAGGTGATTTATTTTTTGGCTCATTGTCTGATAGTATAACTAAATTATTACCCGGACTTCCGCCCTTTTTCTTTAATATCCATTTTTTCATATCTTCATAACTACGATCGCCGCTATATGATTCAGGTTTATCGGGATTTTTTGGATTAAAATATAGTATTGTAGGGAACCCCGATACAGATGGTTTCAAACCATGTTTATTAAAAATATCCATACCACCACTTTCAACAGCACCCAATATAATTTCATGTTTATGTTTTTCTTTAAGTTCATTTATTAATTTATTCCATGCTGGTTTCATTGTAACACAGTGTCCACATCCATTCATATAAAATAATACAACACCATGCTTCTTTTTTAATTCCATAACTTCGCTCTCTGTTAGTATTTTAGGTTCATCGGGACTTTCTAACATTTTATATAATTAAACAATATTATTTATTATACAAATAGTATTATACAAATAGTATTATACAAATAGTATCGTTAAATATATAAATACAATAATATTTTTATAATAAAATAATATATAAATGGCGTTAAAAAATTTATCAATCATTGTTTTATTTATAATGGTTACATATTTTGTATTAAATTATACAACAGCTGATTTTAAAGAAGCATTAACAATGCCTGCTGCAGATTCAAATTGTCCGAACGTATTGATTCAAAAAGGAGCACAGCTTTATTTGTATAATTCGAAAAAAAAAGAAATTCCCGGCGTGAATCCTATAGTATTTAATAATTTAGAAGAATATGTAGAATTTGTCGAATTCCAACGCGCTTCAGGAACCATATGCCCGGTATTGTATCTCCAAAATTCTATGGACACACAAGGTTCCGAATCTTATAAAATACGACCAGGACCTACAAATTTACAAGGAGGATTAAGTGGCGTTCCCGCTTCCGCATTCCCATATTCGCCACCACCACGAAAACAAATCACCAAATTACTCGATGCATCACATGGGGATCCACCCTATAACGTAAATTCATATCCTGGATATGATAATTCTAATGTTGACCAAGGCGAATTTACACCTGATATGATGCGCGATTATATAACCGAGTCGACTGGATTAAGTCCAAACCCTATGGACTCAAATTGGGGAGGTTCAGATTTTACACAAACACTAGTTGATGCAGGGTATTACAATCCAGATGAAGTATTATTTTACTCGTAATTATTTTATTTTATTTTATTTATTCAATAAAAATTTCTTAATATTATCCACACAATTTTTATTAATTTTACGCATATTACCTGATTCCGTCTTTATCATAAATGTATTTAAACATTCAGGTTCCTTTTCAAGTTGATATAAGAGATTTTGTATTGTCTTATATTCACCCATGATCTGTGTAGCTGTTTTTGAATTTATAGTCGGTATACACGACAACATGATTATATTTATATTTTCAGGAGTTATATATTCATTTTTTTCTTTATGACCCTTAAACGCATCACAATATTTTTCACTTTCATACTTCTCCTTCTCCTTTTCCTTCTCTTTTTCATTCTCCTTTTCTTTTTCATTCTCTTTCTCTTTATCTTTTTTAACACAACTATTATGTTCATCTTCTTCTTCACAATCTTTAACACTATGATCATCATCATCATCATTTTGTGATTTAAGTTCATAATAAGGTTTACGCGTTTTATCACTTATACACGTTTTATCATACTTGTCTGCAAAAAATACAATTGTATCCGCTGTTTCAAAAATTGTATTTGTTCTTATTACTGAAAAACCTTTATAGTATAACAATGAAAACATACTACTCGTAAGTGTTTTTTTAGAAATATGTGTCTTTTTTTCGTTATATCGTTCAATATCTCCTTCAATAATATATATAATATTATGATTATGTATCGCTTCTTTATCTAGTCGAAAAGATTGTTCATTATATCTACCGTCTTTAATACTCGCAGCCAAATCATTCAATGTTTTTCTTTCAAAGATAAGAATAGGACTTCCTGAATCATTTTCGAATACAATATCTCCAATATGAAGTTGTTCTATTTTCATTTTATGTATTTTCCTATTTTCTCTCCCATCTACTGCTTCTCTCCCATCTACTGCTTCTCTTACTTCTCTTGTATTTATGTCTGTAGATAATACTTCGTTACATACATCTACTTCCTGAAACATATGAAGTGGAACTAGGCATCCATTTTTAATATTTTTTTTTGCTATAGTTGTAGGTGTGGTGGTAGTTGCGTTTATAGAAGTTTCTAAAGCGTATGCTTCTAATCTTCTTTCAATTAAAGGTATTAAATCTTTTTCACGAT